TGATAATCTTGTTGATGAATTATTTACTGTAGCAAAAGAGAATGTATATGGTTACTTTAATAGTAATAATGAACTGTATAAGCTGTATCAGCCACTAAATAGCAAAAAGAAGTTTTTGAAACTTGGGCAACATGTTCAAGGTATTGACCAAATAGAAGGTAAAAAGTTTTTAATAATTACATCTTCTTTAAAAGATTGTATGGCAATCAAAAGTATTCCTGGACTAGATGTGGATGTAATAGCTCCTGATAGTGAGAATACAAAACTTTCTGATAAGATAATCAATAGATTTAAATTAGAGTATAAAGCTGTTGTTACTTATATGGATAGTGACAAAGCAGGTATTGATAGTATGCAGTACTATTTAGATAGGTTTAATATACCATTCTGTTACATACCACTAAGTAAAGATTTTAGTGATATGGTAAAAGACCATGGTATAAAAAAAGCTGCATATATTTTTATTCCTGTTTTAGATAAAGCAGTTGCAAAGTATAATGTTTTAAATGAAATTATTTTGTAGTTTTGTTACAAACATTTTATTATGAGCAATTGGATACTACCTTCATGTAAGAACAAAGTAATTACACAAATTGAAGATCTGCCTGATTATCAGAACCTTATAGGTTTTGTATACAGAATTACCCACATCAAAACAGGTAAATTTTACATTGGCAAAAAAAGTTTGCAGTTTACCAAAAAGACTGCAGTTACAAAAAAAGAAAAGTTAGAAACAGGTACTAGAAAGAAAATCAAAAGAGTTTCTAAAGAATCCAACTGGTTAGATTACTATGGTAGTTGTAAAGAACTTACTGCAGAGATTAAAACAGAAGGAAAATTAATGTATAAAAGAGAGATTTTAGAATTATGTTGTACTAAAAAATACCTCAACTATTGTGAGTTGGCACATCAAATTAAAGCTGATGTGCTGACCAGCAATAGTTATAATGGTAATATATTAGGAAGATATTTTCTAAGAGATATGCAAAATTGTAAAAATGAAAGTATTTAAAATGCCAACGCAAGCAGAAATGCTGCAAAAACAAGAAGAATTTTTTGACAAAACATTTATGATGTCTTATTCAGGTTTGAATAAGTTATTGTACAGTCCTAAACTATTTTATTTGCACTATATATTAGGGCAAAAAGATGACACATCTGACAAGAATATGATTGAAGGTAAGTTGATACACTGCTTATTCTTAAATCCTGATGACTTTGATAAAGAGTTTGTACTAATGGCAACTAGTGTTCCTAGTGCAAATCCAAAAGAAGTACTAGAAAGACTTTTTGTTCATTACTCAGAACTTAAAGCAATGGGTGATCCTAGATATCTACTAGAGCATTTTGAACATGCTATACTAGATATTTTAGTAGACATGAACTTGTATCAGACTTTAAAGACTGATCAACAGCGTATTGATAAAATACTTACTGATGACCATAAAAGTTATTGGGAATACATGCAAAACTGTGAAGGTAAAACTAAGGTTGACCATGCAATGTATGACAATGCTAAGGATGTGGTAGAAATTATTAAAGCTTCTGACCATGTAATGAAGATCATGGGTTACACCAAAGATAAAATTACTGATGAAGTTGAGATGTTTAATGAAGTTGAACTTGCTGCTTTTCCAGAGAAATTACCATTTGGTTTAAGAGGTTTTATTGATAATCTTGTATTTGATCATACTAATAAAGTGATTAGAGTCAATGATTTAAAGAAAACTAGTAAGGATATTAATTCTTTTCAAGACACAATTGAGTATTATAGATACTGGATTCAAGCTTCAATGTATTATATATTAGTAAAAAGTGTATATTTGGATAGTCCAAAATATGCTGACTATGATTTTGAATTTAGATTCATTGTTATAGATCAATACATGCAAGTTGGAGCAATCAAAATATCTACTGATACTCTAAAAATGTGGATTAGAGACACAAACTCTAAACTTCATGAAGCAATCTATCATTTTGAGAATAGAAATTTTGATTTACCATACCCATTTTTAATTCACAATGAACTTGTAATATGATGAATGATTTGTATCGCAAATACTTTCAAAAGTCTTTTACTTTTCTATATCCTTTACTAGGATTTAAGAAGAGAAATAAACACAAACCTATACAAACATATATTATGTGGGAAGATGTGTTTGGTAAAGATTCTAGAAAGCTTATTTGTGTATATAAGAGAGATGATTCTGAAGAATGGAAAACATTTGAAAGAGAACATTTGGTAACACACTACATGTTAGATTATTGTTTACCAATTGACAAAGACAGTGTATTATATGTTTTTGATTTTAACATTTTTAAAGATGATTATGATCACTTTATAAATGGTAAATATTCAAAGATGTCTACACGCTCAAAACAGCTATTAACTGACTATTATGGTATACATACACCAGAATGGGTTTTTGTGGAGTCTTACGTCTTCCCTGAAGCTTATTTTGATAAGTATGCTGAGATATTAGAAATAGATGTAAAAGAACTAATAAAAGTTGGAGAATTATGTGATAAATATGATCCTGAAAAGGAAACATGTTACTTGATTCATCCAGAAATTAATTTAACATAAAAACCAAAAAGTATGCAACAAAGTATGTTTGTCTATAACACAGACTGGCATGGTAACAAAACATTTAGAATGTTACCAATTGATTTAAAATGTCCATTTAATGAGGTAATCTATGATCCTACAACAAAAGTGTTAGCTATTGTTAGTAAAGAGAGTAAAGATAAACCTCATATGTTTCCTAGACTTGATGAAAAAGGAAGTGTAATTATTAAGAAAGGTGTACCAGCTACTGAAGATGGTAAACCACCTCTTGCTGAACAACGTGTAATCATGGATACTTACTATGAGTATTATATTGATACACCTGAAGATATCAGAGAATTTGTAGATTATTTTGCAAATAACAGTAAGCATCCTTCATTAAAAGTATTAGATAAATAAGATGAGAGATAAGAAGTTCTGGATAATGGATTATGAAACCATAGTCAATTGTTTTGTTGCTGTGTTTACAGGATATTCATCTGGTGAAACACATACATTTGTAATCAATAGAGGCAGAAATGACTTGAAAAAGTTTATAGCTTTCTTAAAAGATAACAAGCAACATGATGATTGGCATCTAGGATATAACAACCTTGCATTTGATTCTCAAATTACTGAGTTTATATTACATTTTGAGAAAGACCTTCTTGAATTAGACTCAGATGAGATAACTGCTTCTATTGCACAATATGCTGCAGAAGTAATAAGAAAATCAAATGCAGGAGAGTTTTTAGACTATCCAGAATTTAAGCTAAGTATCAAGTGTATTGACATATTTAAACTCAATCACTGGGATAACATGGCTAAAAGAAGTTCTCTTAAGTGGATTCAGTATTCTATGGACTGGTACAATGTTGAGGAAATGCCTCATCATCATGCTGAACCTGTAATGGATGATGCAACATTAGATACAATAATCAAATATTGTGTCAATGATGTGAATTCTACCAAGCAAATCTTTGTACATAAAAATGGTAAGGGTGAAAGACCTATGGCAGCACAGATTAATCTGAGAGCTGAACTTAGCAAAACTTATGATGTTCCATTGTTTTCTGCAAGTGAACCACGTATCAGTAAAGAAATCTTTTTGTACTTCTTGTCTAAGAAGTTAGGTAAGAGTAAAAAAGATATTAGAGCAATGCGCACTTACAGAGATTATGTAAACATTAGAGATATTATTCTACCTATGGTCAATTTTGATAATCCTGAATTCAAAGGTGTACACAACTGGTTTAAGAATCTGGTTGTAGATACTAAATTATATGATGACAGAGATGACAAAGTAAAAGGACCTAGATATAGAATGATGTACAAAGGTGTACCTACAGACTTTGGTCTAGGTGGTTTGCATGGTTGTATTAAACCTGGGATATACAAATCTGGTAATGGTAAGATTATCTTATCTGCAGATGTAACATCTTTTTATCCAAATCTTGCAATTAGAAATCAGTGGGGTCCTGCACAATTTCCTAAAAAGGATTTTTGTGAGCTGTATGAATGGTTCTTTGAAGAGAGAAAAAAGTATAGCAAAAAAGATCCACTGAACTACTTGTTTAAGATTATATTAAATTCTACATATGGTTTAAGTAAAGAGAGAAACTCTTTCTTATATGATCCTGAACTCACTTTTAGAATTACAGTTAATGGTCAATTACAACTAGCTATGTTGTATGAGATGTTAGCTACCAGAATTCCTGGTGCTCAACCTCTTATGCAAAATACAGATGGTTTAGAATTTTTATTAGATGAACAGTTTGAAGATTTATTCTTTGAAATCTGTAAAGAATGGGAAGCCTTAACTAATCTGCAGTTAGAATATGTAAAATATGACAAGATGATCATTGGTGATGTAAATAATTACATTGCAGTATATGACAATGGTGAGGTAAAATGCAAGGGTAGATTTGAATTTAAAGATTTACCTTTTCACAAAAACAAGTCTTTCTTAATAGTACCTAAAGCACTCTATGCTTATTTTATAGATGGTATAGATCCTAAACAATTTCTTCAAGATAATAGAAATATATTTGATTATTGTGCAGGAGCCAAGCTTAAAGGTGATTGGTTCTTTGTTGAACGTGGAATAAAAGAAGGAGTATTTGTAGAAAACAGACTGCAGAAACTTATCAGATATTTCATGTCAGATAGAGGAACAAAGCTTATTAAGTGTAATCCTGATGGTAGAGAGCTTCAGTTAGAAAGTTGTAAGATTCAACAAACTATATTTAACAAAGCTGAACATAAACCATGGGAAGAGTATGGTGTAAATGATGCATATTATCTTGATAAGATATATGATGAGATACACAAGATAGAAAGATTGTCTACAGTGCTACCATCTTCTGGTAGTTATGGACAACAATTAGAATTATTTTAATTAGAGGGAGTGTAAAAGCTCCCTCATAATTGTACAACTATGAAAGATTTTATAAAAGTTACTTATGCTCAAATCAAGGTTAGATTTAGCAACTCAGAACTTGACAAAAAAGAGATACTTAGAAGATATCTCAAACGCTATCAAAGTGTAGATATCAGTAGAGAATGTATTAACTCTAGAATATCATGACAGATAAAGTTGTTGAAGCAGTAAGAGCTGATTTATTACAAAGATCTCAAGTAGGTATTAATAAATACAATACAACACTTGAGAGAACAGACATAGATCTGAAAGGATGGTTACAGCATTCATATGAAGAGTGCTTAGATATGGCAAATTATTTAAAAAGATGTATAATAGAATTAGAAAACAATGAGAGAATATAAAAACAGATATGGTGATGTGTTTACATTTACTGAAGATGATAATCATGACATCTTGTGGGAAGGTAATTTTGATTTTTGCAGAATTGGTATGCCTAATGATTACACAAGAGCATATGCAGCTTATTTAAAAGATAATGATGGTAAGCAATCACTTATGACATTAAATCAATTTAAAAATGCTGTCCATGATTATGATGATGAAACTCTTACATATGATTATCCTGAGTATGTAAGGATGGTTGACTCACTGGAAAATGAGATTGACATGATTGATCCATCTGGTGGTCCCTATATTACTAGAGGCATGTCATTAGGTAGCTTTGGATTCAAAGATTATGTAGTTAAAGATTTCCAAAAGACTGATACAGGAATGAAAATCATTACAGAGAAGTGTGCCTATTGTAATCAACCAGCTGGTATCCATAAGATGAGCTGTAAAACTAAAAAAGTTACTGTAGTACTTGATGATCAGATTAAAGATTATTATGATCAGATGGATAAAGAAGTACATCAGAACAGAGCAAATTTGAATGAATGAAAATAATAAAACAAAAAACAAAAACTTTAGTTACCAGATTTAATGGGAGGAGTAGTGATGCTATTTCTCCCAATTTTATTTATGGTTGTTTAGGTGGCTGCATGAAGAGTTATTGCTATGTAGGTAGATTTAATAATGACAAAGTGTACATCAATGAAAATACAGATGATATACTTTCTTCAATACACAAATGGTCAGAAGCATTACCAATGCCAAAAATACCTAATCAGGTTGATGACAAATATTACTGCATAGATATAGGATGCAGTACTGATATACCTTTACATAGTAAACATTACAACTGGCAAAGTGTATTTGATTTCTTTAATGCACATCCTAAGCTTAAATCAACATTTGCTACTAAGTATCCTACTAAATTTGATGTTGATAGATATAGTTTAGCACCTGGCAAGCATAGAATTAGGGTAAGTCTTATGCCTCAGAAGTATTCTGATATACTTGAGCCTAACACTGACAGCATTGATGATAGAATTGCAACGATTAAAAAGTTGCAAGAGAAGATGGAGGTACATATTAACTTCAGTCCTATCATATATGAAGAAGGATGGCTTGAAGAATATAAGTTATTATTTGAAAAACTTGCTTATTTAGGTATAAATCTACCTTGTGAATGCATATTTCTAACTTATAATAACACATCTCATAAGAATGCTGGTGATGATGTAAATACATTGTGCTGGAAACCAGAAATACAAGAATCAAAAGATTCACAATATGCTGCTGATAACATTAGATATAAGTATCAGCTAAAAGCAAAAATGATTGAAGAGTTTAAAAAGTTGTATAGTAACTACTTTGATCCTAAAAACATTAGATATATTTTTTAACACAAAACAAAACACAATGAAAAAACAAATATTTGTAGATGGTGAATACCATTATGATTATGAAAAAAATGGTATGATACATACATTATCATTTCCTAATATAGAATATTGGAGTAGTCATATAAGAGGTAAAGTAGCTCTTGTAATAAAAGATGATGGTAATGGATATTCAATACAAGGACCATTTAAAAAAACTGATATAGATTATGCTGAAGCAGAAAGACTTGAAATACTTTTAAGAATTTTAAATCAGGGTCCTTCATATGAAATAGGTATTAAAAAACCTCTATGAGAATAATAGTAACTCTTGTGCACAAGCAAGAAGAAGATAGAGGCTGTCCATACATATATCTGTATGAAGATGGTTGTGGTATAGAACCTCATGAACCTTTTGAAGAATTTGATTCTTTACGTGAAGCACTGAGGCATAACAGAAATGCAGCAGTGATGAGATATCCTGGCAAAGATGACTTGTGGTAAAACAGAAAAACCCCCAGGAATGGGGGTCTTTCAACAGAAGAGAGAAGAAACCAACTAACATTAAAGAACAGTTGTTTTATATTTTTGCAAGTTGGAAGTGCATTCCATCCTTGCGTGTCCACGTACCTCCCCAAT